TATCAATATGGCAAAAGAACTATCCACCCTCATACAAAAGGAAAGAACGGCAGCAGTGATGGAACACCTTAACACAAAAATAAAAGTAGGTGCTATAGAACGAGAGAAGGAAATAAGAGAGGAAGCGGTGAGGGGGTTTGAAGAATGGTTTTGTAAACCTAAATGCAAGTATGAACTACAAAAAGGTGCTGTGGAGGGATACTTTGAGTTCCTATCGCAAGAGGGTAAATAGACTATTGACATCATAGACAGGTTATGGTATAATGCTATTATGAAAGATAAAAACCCAATAGTAATATGTGAGGTTTGTGGTAAAGAGTTTGAGTCATTTGTAGGGCAATGGTGGATTGATATGTATAAAGCAGGAAAACTTTTACCGACTGCTAAAATTCTATGTTCCGATTGTATTCCAAAAAGTATACAAATTTCAACAAGAGGAGAGATATTAAGATGAAAAAAGAAATACCAAGCACAGAAGAACTTAATAAACTTGTAGCCATAGAAGTTGCAAACTATTTTTCTTTGTTGGGTCGTAAAGGCGGTAAGAAATCCAAGAGAGTTCTCACCCCCGAACAAGCAAAAGAAATGGTTAGGATTAGGGAAGCTAAGAAATCACAAACTAAAGGGTCTACAAGTAAGGATAAATAAATATGGAACCAAAAGAAACTTATAAATGTTATGCCCAATCCCCGCACTAAGTGTGGTAAAATTTATGAAGGGACGGCGTCTTCAAAGTATTGTTTATTTTGCAAGCCGTTGTAATTGTTTAAGAAAGGCAAAGAATGAAATATATAGCTATAACCTTAGCCGTAATACTCGTATTGTTATTGGTAGCCTTCGTAGTTGGGGGTAAATACGCAAGCTATAGTAAGTACGACCCTTGGGAAGATGTTCAACGCTGGTGAGTAGAAAACAACAAGCAACCATATATCAAGTCTCAAGTATTGTGCGAATTAGCCGATTCGAGGACTTACCAACTAGAAAAGAATTGGAGCCACAAGGGATTTGCCGAGGGTAACGCAAACATAAGGGAATTTACAACCTTCTCCGAGAACCTAACTATGGACACAGCTAAAAGCGACGTACTTACCGCATGGTTAAACTCGAAACCGCACAAAGAGGTGTTAGAGTCTGAGCGTACTTTTGGGTGTTTAGTTTGTAAGAGCAAGTTTTGTGTTTTAGAGTTAGCAAAGTAACTGTTGTAGTGATAAGATATACACGATGCCCAACGAAAATAAACTAGCCGAATTGGAAAAAGACTTTGGTGATGATTTAGACTTGTTATCTTTTTACTTATGCTGGCTGAAAAACGGCATGAAGGCATCTCTGGCCTATAAGGAACTGCACCCAGAAGTAACAATCGGAAGCAGCGAGGTACTGGGGCACCGCACGTTAAGAAGGGTTAAGGAGAAGATCGGCGCAGAAGCTATAGCTAATCTGTACGGTTTGGACATAGATATGTATATGGGGCAGCTTAGAGATGGCAACAAGGCCGAAAAGAGAGATCAGTTCAGTGGTGAGATGTACCCCGACCACGCAGTAAGACTAAAGTACCACGATAAGCTAGGTAAGCTACTTGGTATCGAGACCGACTCTCCAACAAACGTCCAAGTAAATATCGCAAACGTAATTCAAAAACAAAAAGAACTCTATGATATTTGAAAAGTATCAAAGGTTTATCGAAGAACAACTAGAGATAGTAAACAAACAAGGGGAAGTCGTACCTTTTATTCTAAACGGCCCACAACAGCAGTTTGTTAAAGTAGCCACCGGTAAAGATATAATCTTAAAAGCAAGACAAGAGGGATTCTCAAGCGCGGTAGGGGGAATATTCACGGCCGATTTTATACTTGATCCTAATTCATACTCGGTAGTCTTGGCTGATATATCCGACAACGCCGAAGGATTACTAGATCGTGTTAAATTCTCACTTAAAAGCTACGAACAAAAGAACGGCTTTAAAATACCACTCAAATACAATTCTAAGTATGAGTTAGTCAACGAGGCTATAAACTCCAAGTATCAGATAGGAACGGCGGAGAATACCGATTTTGGACGTTCTAAGACTATAAAGAACCTTCATATGAGTGAGGCGGCGTTTTTTAAACACTTTAGGAAACTACTGGCAGGAGCCTTGCAAGCAGTACGTCCCGACGGTAGGGCGATTATCGAAACCACTGCAAACGGGTTTAATGAGTTCAAAGAGTTTTGGGATGATTCTGTAAGGGGAGAGACTGGGTTTAACCCACTGTTTTTTAGTGCATCTAGCTTCTACGCCCCGGAGTTTCTGGGACAAAAGAGGAAAGAACTGGGCAGGTTGTATGTACAAGAGTACCCCGAAACAGCAGAGCAAGCCTTCCTAACCACGGGCGCGTGTTTCTTTGATACCGATTCACTAAGTGTATTCATGGGAAAGGCGCGAGAACCTATCAAGGAAGGAGTTATTTATATTTAGGCAATATCGCCCGCTCAAAGAAGGTGAATTCATTATTGTAGGTGGGGACTGTTCCCAGGGCGGGTCAGACTACAGCGCGTGTGCTTTCCTATCTAAGAGTGGGTTAGACTTTCCGATGGTGTACCATTCAAGGGGAGTAGCGGCACAGATGACCGCAGCTATATTTCCCGTACTTGAAAGAATCTTTGACGTTACAGGTGTCCCTCCTATGGTTGCGTTTGAAGCCAATAACGGAGGAGCAAGCGAGATGGAGAGACTGTCGGTGTTAAATAGGCTCAACAAGTATCGCTTATACGTTATGAAGTCTATCGGAAGGGTTGAATCAGAACCTACGGGAAAGTACGGGTATCAGACAAACATGGCTACACGACCTATACTCTTAGGTGATTGGAAGCAGACGGTAGATAAGAGGTTAGTGAACATCTACGACAAGGAAACCATAAGGGAACATTTAAGTTTTATCGTCTCGCCTAGTGGGAAAGCTGAAGCGGAGAGTAACGCGCACGATGATTTGATCTTCGCTCACGCCATAGCTTGGCAGTTGTTCCAGACCGAGCAACCAGAGACTTCTTACGAGTGGGACTTACCACCAGACGACACCGTACTTTTTTCTAAAGGAGGCTTGTATTAATGAAAGACTTTGCGATGAGAGAGTATAACATCCCGGCCCATGTGGATATTGAAGCCGACATCCAAGACAAAGGCACGGGACAAATAACATTCACGTTGCGTATAAATGGTGGTAACATTGTAGATATGTCAGTAGTAGAATATGTAAGTGTAAAGGATAAATACGGATGCCTAGAAGAAAAGGTTATAAACACACAGAAGAAGCAAAAATAAATATAGGACTCGGACAGCTTAAAAAGACAGGACATGGCCATAGTTGGAGTGGCGGATTGATTACTAAGATATGTGCGACTTGTGGCAAAGAGTTTAGTTTCAAGAGGAATAGAGTGTTAACAGCTAAATATTGTAGTTATAAATGTAGGGTTTTGCCTATTACTACTAAAGGGCTAAAAAGACCTCAAACCACAGGAGATAGTAACGGGAATTGGAAAGGCGGAATAACTACAGCCAGACAAACTTTTAACAGTTCTATAGAGTGGAAACAATTATGCGAGTTTATATACGAAAGGGAAAGTCATAAGTGTAGAAGATGTGGTGCTTCATTTACTAGAAGCAAGCAGTTACATTGCCATCATATTATCCCTTTTAAAGATATAGAAAATAGGTTGGTTGCAGACAACATAGTGTTGTTGTGCAAACAATGCCACAACTATGTCCACAGTAAGGAAAATGTAGAAAAGGAGTTTATACGTTAAATAAAGCAATAGAATTTGTACCTCTATATAAATTGTTGGAAAATAACCTAATATTTCACGTCATTCTTGAGCGTGAGGTCGAATCTACTCCATTCGGACAGATAACCTTTAACTTTGAGGTAAAAAACGGCTTAGTTTTAAACAAAACACTTAACATAGTTAAAAACCGTAGGCGTCGCTACTCGGGTACTGTGAAGGAAGACAGCTAGTGGTATGGTTGACGTTGATTAGCACAAGTTGTATAATTGTGCCAAGTCGAAAACGCGACATGCGTATTAAGGCGAGCCATAGAAGGCTCGCTTTTTTGTTTCTATGAGTACAATAACTAACGAAATTAAATCGAGATTCCAAGCCTCCTTTGATAGTCTTAAAGAGAAGCGCCCCGTATGGGATAGCGCCGAGGAGTTATTTCACGGCCAGTTAAATGACGCCGTATCCTCTAAAACCAAGTCTCAAGTATTTGATCACCGCCTTTCTACGCTCATCATTGAACGTGCTTATAGGGTCATGGCGCAACTTCCGGTAGGTAAGGTTAGAGGTATATCGAAAAACGATCTGGGGGACGCAAAACTTAAGAACCTGATATTAGACAAGTACATCATACCCAACGCCAACGCTCAATTCGACTTTTTAACTAAACTTAGACTGGTTGATATGTACTCCAACATCTACGGATCCTTCTATTCCTTAGTAGACTGGGATGTTAAACCTAATGGATACATAGGCCCGGACATTTGGTTACTTAACATTCGCGACGTATTCCCTCAAGTAGGGGCTGTTTCAGTTGAGGACAGTGAGTTTGTGATAGTAAGAACGTGGCAACCTATATCATACTTTGAAAACTTAAAGAAACAGGACGGATTTAAAAACATCTCGCAAATAGTAGAGAAACTAAAGAAAAAAGCCGGCTCTAAAGAGGGTCGCGACTCAGCGAATAAGTCTAAACGTGGTGAAACACAGTATCCCGAAAGCCCAGAAGTTCCCGGGAAGGGATTTTACGAGGTTTTAACCCAATTCGAGAGAGATAGATGGGTGGATTACTGCGTTGATGCTGATATAGAGTTTAGGGATGGCAAGAATCCACACGATAACGGTGAATTACCTATATCCTGTAAGTATTCCATGCCTTTACTAGACGATGTGATGGGTATGGGGGATATGGAAAGAGGGGACTCCATGCAACGGGTTATCAATGCCGTGTGGAATCTCTACTTAGATGGTGTAAAGATGTCTATTTTCCCGCCCGCTTTAATAAACAAGGATAATATCGCAGCCATGTCGTCGATCAAGTGGGGTGCTGCCGAAAAGTGGCTAGTAAGAGGACAAATCGATGACGCTGTTAAGACGATTCAGCTATCTCCGCAGGGAATATCTACGTTTAACAACACACAACAAACGGCTAACGCTTCTTTACTCAACCTATTTGGTACTTCCGACACAACTGTAACTCAAGCTACCGATGCGGGGTACGGTAAGACTCCCCAAGCTCTACAGATGCAGCAGGCCCGCGAGAACACCAGAGATCTAGCCGACAGGTTCTATATGGAAAGATACCTCGCCTCTACGATGAAGAAGATGGTCAATCTTATCTCCAAGAAACAATCCTCGGCTATTACTGTAAGGATGTTTAAAGAGGAAATAGAGGAGATCGCAAGAAGCTACCCAGAGGTTGCTGATATGTACGACGAGGAAAAGGGTAAACTGAGCATAAACAAGGGCGGTGGGTCTAACTTATACGATTATGAGATTGTTTCAGGATCAACCGCGGCTATGGATTCAAAGGCGCAGCAAGAGAACCTGTCCTCACTCATCACTCTATACATAAAGTCCCAGACCCCTAATGGAAATACCTTAGTTGCTGACCTTGATAGAGAAGGTTACACACTGAAATTCGGTGAGCTGTTCAAGAAGGTAGTCGCGAGTTCTGGTATTCAAGACTGGGACAAGATACTCGTTGAGAAGACCGAAGAGGAAAAGGATCAGACAATACTACAAAACGACGCCCAAGTATTTCAGAACGTGCTTGCTCAAATGCAGCAAGGTCAGAACATGAACGCTACCCCACCTCAACCCGACATGGGTGGACAGATGCCACAACCTAACATGGGAGGGATGCAGTAGTGAAGACCGCTATAAAGCCGAACTTCTTTGTAAACGTACCATCTCTTGAGAAGTCGGTCAGTGTCGAAGGCGTTACCGAAGAAGAAAACGCGCTATACGCAATGAGCAAGACCGCAGGATGGAAGGTCTTTAAGGACATGGCGTCACGCGTGACACTGGAACTTAACAACATAAACAAAGTAGCCATCTCACAAGGGCTACCGTTAGACGAAATAGGTCGAAACGCAATTGTTGTTAATTTAGCTCAAGAGGTCATCGAGAAACTACTCAACAGGGTAGCTGATGCCGAGGAATCTTGTGAGAAAAATGGATGAGCAAGTAGTACCGGAAAGTGAAACACTTGATCTTACTAAACCGGCTTATGAATTTAAGCCCAACGAACAGCACGATTGGCGGCAACAAGGGCCCTACTGTGTATGTAAAAGTTGCGAACTTCAGCACGCCGTATATGTAGGTATGGGTAAGATCCTAGTGGGGCTGGAC